TCCTTTTAGAGATGGTGAGGATTTCAGACCACCTGAAATATGGATTGGTGATGTTCCCCCAAAAATCTCACTGCCAACGAATGTGCAGAAGCCGTATAAATCTGGTGAACCGCCATTTATTGTTATCCGTTTTCTTGACGGCGACCAACAGATTGACAAAGCAAAGTTCTTTGAAATAAGAATAGGTTTTTTATGTGCTGTTTATAGCAAAGAAAGTTTTGACGAAATTGAAACAGGTTATCAAGACATATTTAATATGATTGAAAGGGTAATGCTGGTTTTAAATAATCGTCATTATTGGCTTGAAAGTTTTTGGAAATGTGAGGAAAATATAAAAGTGGTAAGTGGTTTACAGAAAGAATTAACAAATATCTATGATGCTGGTTCAAACTCACACCCATTTTATGGCTCGGCTGTGGTTGCGACATTTACTTGTCCAGCAATAAACCGACCACCATTCCCAGAAACAGATAATAAATATTAGGAGGAAAAATAAGATGTCAGAGAAAGATGAAAAAGTAAAATCACCAGCTGTTATGCCAAAGGCAACACCAAAACAATTACGATGGATTTATTTAGGTGTTCCAATGATAGAGCGTGGCAAGGATGGACAGATTTTGTTTCAGATAAGATATGCGCAGACATTTAATAATGGACTGCCCAGTGAAGTGGAAGAGCGAATGAAAGCAGACGGAGATTTCAAGAGAATGTTTGTCGAACACAAGGATGCTGCTAAAACAATGGCGGAGTTGAGCAAACCTGACAGTAGCCTTTCGATTGCTAAAAAAGCATTGTCTGAAAGGTATTTAAAATCAAAGAAAAGGGGGTAGGGAATGTCTGATTTTTATGGAGTGAGATTTAGAGAAGTTCCAACGAGCTTGCTTGCGCCTGTTCGTGTGAATGCTTCTCTTTTAATGGCTTTTGGGACTGCCCCGATACATAGGCTTTCCCCAGAGCAACAAGAAAAGGTCAAGCCTGGTAGTCTTGTATTAGCTTTTAGCAATGCAGAGGCTTCACAGCAATTAGGGATAGATGGTGCAAGGGATGACACAAAGAAATGGGGATTGAGTGAGGTCGCTTATAACAAGTTTTCTTTGTTTAGTCAAGCACCAGTGATATTTGCAAATTTATTTGACCCAGCTGTGCATAATCGAAATATAACAGGTGAAGTAGTTACATTTGATGTCAATGTAGGGATGCTTGCTAATGACGATTTGATTGGTGATTTGGCTCTATCAAGTAGTGGAACTACCTTTGTAGAGGGGACTGACTATTATTTAAATAGGGTTACAGGTATGATAGAGGCAATCGATGGTAGTAGTTTATCAACTGCAATCACATCTGGGTCCAATCCTATAACAGCTACTTATAGATGTGCTGCTCCCGATTTGGTAACTAATGAGGATTGTATCGGTGGCTATGATATTTTGACAGGTAAAACAACAGGGTTGGAACTTGTCGAACAAGCTTTCCCAGAGTTTCGGATGGTGCCTGGAATACTATATGCACCGAATTTTACTCATCCGTCAGTAACAGCGGTTTTGAGTGCCAAGACAGAAAATATCAACGGAGTATTTAAGGCTGGGATTGCAGTGGCTAATGTTCCAGACGATGCGGTGGATATTTATTCAGATTTACCAAAATGGAAAAACGAGAATAGTTTAGTCTCTGAAAATCTGTATTTGTGCGTGGGTCGATTGATTGATGGTGAGCGGACATATAATACGGCGGTTCAAGCGGCTTGCCTAATGGGTCTGGTGGATGCAAGACGACAAGTAGCACCCTACGAGTCACCATCTAATGAAAATTTGAGGTGTCAAGGCTGGATGTTGAACGGAGAGGAAGTCAATTTATCATTGCCTCAGGCTAATATGCTAAGAGGAAATGGTATAAGCGTTCCGCTCAATTTTATTGGTGGGTGGAGATTGTGGAACTCATGGACAGCGGCTTACCCTGGTAACAGTGACCCTAAGGACTCTTTGATAACACACAGACGAATGATGGCTTGGTATGGCAATGGTCTTGTAATGACATATTTCCAGACTGTGGACTCACCATTTAATAGACGAATGATAGAAACCATAATCAACAGTGAACAGATAAATCTAAATAGCCTTGCTTCTGCAGGTGCTATTATAGATGGGTCGATTAGTTTCAACGAAGCGGATAATCCTTTGACTGATTTAATGCAGGGATTTGTTAAATTTGATGTGAAACTTGGACTTGTTTCTCCAGCACAACGGATAGATTTCAGTTTGGAATTTGACCCAGAGATGCTGCTGGCGTTGTTTGCAGGATAGGAGGTGTAAATGGCTAATATTCAACCACAAGTAATACAAAATTTTGAGGCTTATTTGGACGGAAATAGGCTTTTAGGAATAGTAGATGCAACTCTGCCAAACCTACAAGCGATGACAATAGAAACACAAGGCAGTGGCCTTGGTGGACAACACGAAGTGCCTATTCTGGGTCACTTTCAAAATATGTCAGTTTCTTTTTCCTGGCGTGTAGTCCATGCAGAAATACGAAATTTACTCCCCCAGAAATATCACCATATAGAGCTTTGGGGTGCAGTCCAGAAGGTCGACCCAGCAACAGGTCAGTTTCAGTCAATACAGCAGAAAATCATAATGAGAGCGGCTCCAGTTAATTTTAATTTAGGAACATTTGCAGTCGGAGCGTTGCAAGATACAGAAACCGAATTTAATGTCTCTTATATAAAAATAATGGAAGGCAGTGATGAAATAGCCGAAATAGATTTTTATAATCAGATTTACAAGGTCGGTGGACAGGATTTGTTATCAGAACTTAAAGGAGTGTTAGGTTTATGAGCGATGCATTAAACTCAGAATTAGTAGATAAATTAATGGAGACCAAAATAACAAAATACAAGCTGAGTCGTCCTGTAACAATCGCAGATAAAACCTATACAGAATTGACACTGGATTTTGACAAATTGACCACAGAGGATATGATAGAGATTTCTAATTATCCTGGTGTGACAAGTCAAAATTCCCCTATAAATGAGCAAAATAAAACCTATGTTCTGCATATTGTAGCAAGAGCGGCCGGGCTGACAATCCACGAATTAAAGAAGTTCCCAATAGCAGATGGAACTGCTTTAACGCTTTTGGCACAAGGTTTTTTAATGAGCACGGCATCGGAAGTATTGGTTCAATAATGGATTTGTGTGTGGTAATGGCTCGGTTTACCCATACATCGATTGAATATTTTCTGAAATTGCCGTTAAATCGGTTGCGAGCATGGACAAATAGCATAAACAGAGTAGCCAAAATGGAACAAGACCAAATGGAGAGGGCAAATGGCAAAAGACACTAAAAAAGCATTTAGTGTAATGTTTAGTATTGGTGGAAAGCTTGACCAATCGCTGAAAGTTGCGACTGGTGAGGCTCAAAAGCTAATAGAAAAAACTGCTAAAAAGACTAAAGACCAACAACTTTTAAGTCAACTTGAAAGTCGACAGCGTCAGGCAATGAAAGGCTTGGAAGCTGCGTCAAAAAAGATGTCAAAGGCTTGGTCTGATGTAGGTCGCTCTATAATGGTTCCAATACGAAACCTTGCTTTATTAGCGGCGGCTGGTGGTGCCGCCGCTTATAGCATAGCCAGTAAGACTGCAAAGTGGGGGGATGAAGTATATAAAACCGCTCAAAAGATAGGTATTACAACAGAAGCGATGTCAAAACTTGCTTATGCTGCTCAGCAGTCAAATGTGTCAACTCAGGAATTATCGACAGGAATGAGAAATTTAAGGCAGAATATCACCAAAGCCATTGAGGGCAATGCCGATGCTCTGCTTGCGTTTCGTAGAGTAGATGACCATTTTAATTTATACAATAAAGATGGAAGTTTGAAAAAGACAGATGAGATTTTGATAGAGGTTTCAGATAGATTTAAAAAGATGGCAGATGCAGGTGTTGACAGCGTATATATGCTTGATTTAGCAACAACTGTATTCGGAAATAGAGCTGGTGCTGCTCTGATGCCTTTGCTGGTCGAGGGGAGTGAGGGGATAGAGGCAATGCGAAAAGAAGCAGAGGAATTGGGAATTGTTTTTGATGATGTGTCAGGTTTACAGGCAAAGGAATTTCAGGATAGTGTAACCAGATTAAAGGCTTCTTTTCAAGGTTTAATGATGGCTGTGGGTAAACCATTATTAGAACCTATAACAAAAATACAGATAGCCTTAGGTAATTGGGTGGCAAGTAATAGAGAACTTGTTAGCCAAAAAGTAAATGAGTTTTTAGAAAGGATTAAAGAAAATTTACCCAGAATAAAAGATTTTATGTTTGAGGTTCGTGATGCATTAGTAGGTGTAGTCAGAATAGTTAAAGGCTTAATTGACAAGCTTGGTGGTCCAGAAGAGGCATTAAAAAAAATAACAAAGGCTTGGGTAGCATTTCAAGGACTAAAAATTTTGATTTCATTAGGAACTGCAATAGCCGCTACTGTTAAATTTGCTGGAGCATTAAAAAAAGTAATAGTAATAACAAAAGCATTATTAAAATTAAAGTGGGTAATAGCGATAGGTAAAGGAATTGCTGCTGTGTTTAGTATAGCTGCTTTAAAAATCATAGCAATTGTAGCAGCGATAGCCGCCTTGGTTTATGGAATTTGGTGGGTTATAAAGAATTGGGATAAAGTGCGTGCCTTTTTATCTAAAGTAGGTGAGATGATAATAGGCGGGTTTATAATTATGTGGGAAAAGATTAAAGGAATATTTACAAAATTTATAGATTATGTAAAAAGTTTATTTGAGGAAGGATTTTTAAAAGGGATAATTAAAGTATTGGCTCATTTTACTCCTTATTATTGGATTATGAAAGCAATAAATAAAATATTTGGCATTGATTTAATAGCAATGGCAAGAGGGTGGATGAGTGGTCTTGGTGCAAGTATTATTGGTGGTTTTCAAATAATAGGCAATGGCATTATTTCAATTTTTACTAACTTTATAGATTATGTGAAAGGGTTGTTTGATGATGGTCTTATAAAAGGCATTATAAGGATATTGGCTCATTTTACCCCTCAGTATTGGATAATGAAAGCAATAAATAAGATTTTTGACATAGATTTAATACAGATGGGTAAGGATTGGATGAGTGGGTTGATAACTGGAATTCTTGAAGTATTAAGAAACGGAGTTTCTGCTATTGGCTCTGCGTTTAGTAATTTAATTCCCAATCCTATAAAAAACCTATTTAGCAGAGGTGGTGAGGGTGTGCCAGCTTTTGCTCAGGGTGGCATTGTGAACAGACCGACACTGGCGATGGTAGGTGAGGATGGTG